CAGAAGAACAATGGTGAACAACTAGTACACAAAGGTGCATCAAGCCGCAAACTCAAGATTCAAACAAAGATGATTTCTATCATCAAGAACTCTCTGAAAGAAAATCATCCAGAGATGTACAAAGAGTTTGTTGACTTTATCAAGTCTCGGGAAGATATCACAACTAAGAAACGTTTCTATATGTCCGACTATGGATATGAGAATGTCAAAGATGTTCTTCTCGGAAACACAGAGACTCTGATTCCAAACAAAGAAAACTTTGACAAGTTTTATTTTGAGAACATGGTGAAGTGGTGGAAGAAGAAAGCCTCTAATCGTTATGAGAGACTGAAGGAAGAGAAGTCTGTCCGAACTAATCTTGAAGTTTGGAACGCTAATACTATGAACACAATTGATATTATCCGATGACTCTTACAAAATTTCTACGTGATACTCAATACGAGAAAACAACTAGGATCCTAGTATACCCAAACATTACATACTCCAAGGATCTTACTAAGGATAGTTATATCCAGGTGATTACTAACATGATCACAGAGTTGAATAGAATCAGAACTGATCTGTATTTCTATCTAATTCTTCCTGAGTTTTTGGAGATGCTTGACTTTCCAAATACTCATCAGTACATCATGGAGTATCCTACATATCCTCCTACAATGAGATCTCACTTTGATGTAAAAAGATTTCAGGAGATTGTGGGACATGATATTGATATTGATTTGGTGTTCAGTCACCTCCCAGAACATACTCATGCTGTGAAAAATGTTATCGGAAATGTTACTCACCATACTCCCCTATATTTTGGTTATTGCCATTGGTTTGACCTTGATAATGTAGTGTCCTGGTCAGTTCCAAGTTTTGATCAGAACATTCTGGGAGTTCTAGAGATGGAGAAGTGCTATCTTAATACTCAACATCAGAAGGATCTGGTGATTGATCAAGCTCTCAAAACATTCAACACCGACAAAGTATTCAAGTTGAATTCAGTTCTGCAAGTTCAACATCTTGGTGTAGATGAAGATGACATTGTACCACCTCTGAAGTCAACGAATAAAACTATTGTCTTTAATCATCGTCCAGATGCATATAAAGACTTCAGTAATTTTATGAAAGTTATTGAGAAACTGAGAGAAGAACGTCAGGATTTTGATGTATGGATTCCTTTGCTTGATACATCTCCACACTCATGGATTGATATCTCCAAGTATAATAAAGAACGGTACTATAGGAAACTTCAAACCTGCAGAGTTGGATTTTCTCCAAGACAAGTTTATGGTGGGTGGAGTGTATCTACCACAGATGGTATCATGAATGGTTGTCCATTTATCATGTATGATGCACCTTACTATCATGAACTAAATCCAGTTGCAGATTTCTTTTCGGATTATCCACAAGCCATTGAACTTCTAAACAAGTATCTTGATGATGAAGTTTACAGGAATGAAAAGATCAAACAATCACAAACTCACATGAGAACCAATCTCATTTATGCAGATGAGATTATCAACATGAGTAACTACATTGATTATTTGGTTTCTAAACTCAAGACTACCAATACTCCAGTTACAGATAAACTAATCTCCACAATCAAAGAGAAAGGACAAATCACCAAACGTGAATTGTTTAGAGATACTCTTGGTTGGGGCCGCGGTATGAAGTTTGGGCCTTATCGTCGTGCATTAATTAAACACCCCAACATCTATGATACAATGGATGAATCACCTACTTATTGCTGGATTGAAAAATGAAATGTGAAGTGACTTTATACAAAGCTGGAATTACTTTTAAAGAAGAAGTGATTGCACGAGATTATCAGGATGCACGTAAAGTTGCACTTGCAAGAAATCCTGATGCGACTGTCGTTGGTGTTACTGCTGTATTTAAATAATGGAACTGAAAGACTGGTTGAACTCTATTAACACAAATAAAAAGAATCTGATTGATGAGGATCCAGACTCTGCAAAAGAGTATGCACCATACATCATCAATAAGTGTATGTCTGGTCACTTAGACACGGTTCTTCTTGCTAACGAAATGAATATCAATAGTCAGTTAGACAAGAAGATGCAATATGACTTTTTTATAAATATTGTGAGGCCTAGAAAGAGGTTTTCCCCTTGGTTAAAGAAGGAGAAGATTGAATCTTTGCAGGTTGTAAAACAATATTATGGTTATAGTGAAGAGAAAGCTAAAAGTGCTCTCAAAATTTTGACACAAGATCAAATTGACTTTATTAAACAAAAGATGAACCGTGGAGGAAAACGATGAGTGACCAACTAGAGTATAACTGGTCTCAGGATCAAATGGTTGAAGTAGTCCTGAAAGAACCTGATGATTTTTTGAAAGTACGAGAAACTCTCACTAGAATTGGTGTAGCATCTCGCAAAGAGAAAAAGATCTATCAGTCTTGCCATATTTTGCATAAACAGGGAAAGTACTATATTGTACACTTCAAAGAACTGTTTGCACTTGATGGTAAGAAAGCAAACCTGTTTGTAAACGACGTACAACGTCGCAACCGTATTGCACAACTTCTTTCCGACTGGGGACTGATTTCAATTGTGGATGCATCCAGAGTTGAAGATGCAGCACCACTCAGTCAGATTAAAGTTCTCGCTTATAAAGATAAGGGAGAATGGACTTTGGAAAGTAAGTATAATATCGGAAAGAAAAAGACCGAGGCATAAAAAAGGAGGGTTACCCCTCCTTGAAATGTTTCTTTCCTTTTCTTCTTTCAACCCTCCGAATCTCGGGGGGTTGTTTTTTTATAGGAAATCTTCTTTGCTCTGAAAATATACCATCGTTAGATAAAATACGAAAAAGAACCAGTACTGGTATCAGATATCTCATCCTAGTGTAGCAATATAAAGCTGAGCTTCTTGAAGTTTCTTTTGCTTGATAATCTGTTTACGGATTACATTCAACCAGTTCATTGTGCCACCTCATTGTTCTTGCATGGACGATAAGGGGTTCCACGATATACATTATTAGGATGTGCTGGTGCATGTGTTGTAGAATACCATCTCTGATATTCCTGCTTTGGTGTTTCAGTATTGTACTTTACACCACGATAAGTTGCGATTGACATAGGGATTCTCCTTAGTGTTTTAAGTTAAAGAGCGTTCCTTCAGTCGGCGTTTGCGTTCGCTATTTGCGAATAGCGAATGAACGATCCGTTCCGCGTCGGCTTACTTCCGGCTGTTTATCAGCTGAACGTGCTGGTATTTATCACATTACGTCTGTAACATTTGATACGGAATACGCATTGTGTAAAGCCCAGTTACAAAGGATTGCAACGGAACCAAATATTATGAAGGCATTAATGATTGCTGTTTTCATCTTTAGTCTCCAGGTATGCTAATCTTAGAATGTAATAGATTATGTACGCTGTCCCTGCTAATCCGAATCCAAGTATTGTAATGACTCCCCAGGGCAATTCACTCATCTTCTTCATCCTCATAAGTACATGGTTCTTCAAATAATTCCATCATTTTTTGTTGTAACACAAGATCTTGTAGCTCTTTGATATCTTCTTCTGTAATAATCATTCCTCAAATGACATTAGAATGTGTCCGTATTGTCTATGATAATCTAGATGTTTCTTCCCCCAAGGTATCACTCTCCACTCGGTAGTTCCGTCGTGTTTAAGAAGTAAAATTCGTAATCTTCTCATCTAGAGACTTTATAGGTATTTATTCGGATGACCGAAAAAATATGTTCGGATGTCACGGTTTGCAAAAATTAGAGTTTATGATTAAATAGTATTGAACGCCTTCGGGGTTCACTACCTATTAGACGCTCAAAGGAGGTCACTATGTCAACTCTATCCAGATACACCACCGCTGATATTCCAGCAATTCTTGACAATCTATATAATCTAGATGATTGGTTCACAAGAATCAAAACATATCCAAATACTATGCCATCAAACTATCCACCATATAATGTAGTAAAAGTTGACAGCAGTAATGTTGTTATTGAAATGGCAGTAGCAGGATTTAAGAGAGAAGAACTTGAAGTAACAACGGAGAAAAATATTCTCACAGTTTCTTCTACTAAAGTAGAGGAAGAAGATACCAGAGATTATGCATATAGAGGTTTAGCAAGAAGGTCATTTAAAAAGTCTTGGGAAATCTCTGGAGATTCTGTTGTTGATCATGTAACATATGAAGATGGAATTCTATCAATTCACATCAAACAAATTATTCCAGAAGAGAAGATGAGAAAGGTATATGATATTAAATAAATAGTATCGCTACCCCCAATATCGTCGGCATCGGAAAGGGGCCCTGGTCAGAATCAGGAGCCCCTTTCCTCTTGCGTTTTTTAGCTACCTGTGGTATAGTGGTAGTATGAGTCCTATGCGTGATTACTATGAATGTTCAACTGCTTCTATTGATTTCAAATGATTATATTATCTGTGATCTTGAAGAACTTGATGAAGAACCTTCTGTATACATGAAGAATCCATATAAGGTTGATCCTCTGACTTATTGGGATTACAACGAGGAAGATAAACACTTCCCTCCAGAGAATGCAGTTTTTCTGAAAGCAACCGAAGAAAAAAATATTAAAGACGGCAAAGAGACAGTAACCATCCAGACTGATTATGCCCAGTTAGACAAATATCCACACTTTACAAACGATGATGATGTGTTGATGAGATCTGATAGAATCATCACTGTTGTGGAACCATCTCCTGAAATTTTAAACCTTTACACCAAACTGATTTCTAAATGAATTTTTACACGAACATTCAACTAGTCTCCGATCAAATTCTTTATCGTGGATATGAAAACGGTGAACGTGTAATGTATCGTGATAAGATGTCTCCTACATTATTCGCTCCATCTAAGAAAGAAACTAAGTATAAAACTCTGGATGGTCAGTTTGTAAAACCCATCAAGTTCCTGACTGTTCGTGAAGCCCGAGACTTCATCAAGAAGTATTCTGAAGTTGGGAACTTTGATATTTACGGATATGAAAGGTTCCTGTATCAGTATATTGCTGATAAGTATCCTCAAGATGAAATTCGTTTTGATATGTCTAAGATGAACATTATTTGTCTTGACATTGAGGTTGAGTGTGAAAATGGATTCCCTGATGTAGAAAGTGCTTCTGAGGAGATTCTTTGTATCACTGTAAAAGATCTGAATACAAAACAACTGATTGTTTGGGGAACCCGTGAGTTTGAAAACAAACGTGATGATGTAACTTATGTCGATTGTTTTGATGAGAAGAGACTCCTTCATGAGTTTCTAACTTGGTGGTCTCAGAATACTCCAGATATTATTACTGGTTGGAATGTATATCTTTACGATATTCCATACATCGCTCGTCGTCTGGAGCGTGTATATTCCGAGAAACACATGCGTTCTCTGTCTCCATGGAATCTGATTAACTATCGTGAGTTTATGAATCAGGGTCGTAAGAATATTGCTTATGATCTTGGTGGTGTATCTTGTCTTGATTATCTCGATCTCTATAAGAAATTTACTTATACTAACCAAGAGAGTTATCGTCTTGATCACATCGCATCTGTAGAACTTGGTCAGAAGAAACTAGATCACAGTGAGTATGAAAACTTCAAAGCTTTCTATACTTACAACTGGCAGAAGTTTGTGGAATACAACATCCATGACGTAGAACTTGTTGATCGTCTTGATGACAAGATGAAACTAATTGAGTTGTGTTTGACGATGGCGTATGACGCAAAGCAAAACTATGAAGATGTCTATTCGCAGGTAAAGACCTGGGACAATATTATCTTCAACTATCTCAAGAAAGATAACATTGTTGTCCCTCCCAAGATCGTCAACAAGAAGGATGCAGCATATGCAGGTGCATATGTGAAAGAACCTAAACCTGGATTGTATGACTGGGTTGTGAGTTTTGACTTGAACTCTCTGTATCCTCACTTGATTATGCAGTACAACATTAGTCCAGAAACTCTTGTTGACGAGAAACATCCTAGTATCAATGTAGATAAGATCCTGACACAACCAATCATCTATGATGATAAGTATTGTGTTTGTGCAAATGGTGCTCAGTATCGTAAAGATATTCAAGGATTTCTTCCAAAACTAATGGAGAAGATCTACAACGATAGAACTATCTTTAAGAAGAAGATGCTTGCTGCAAAACAACAGTATGAGAAAACTCCTACTGATGAATTGATGAAGGAGATTGCACGTTGCAACAACATTCAGATGGCAAGAAAGATTTCTCTCAACTCTGCTTATGGTGCAATTGGTAATGAATACTTCAGGTATTTCCGAATCACAAATGCAGAAGCTATTACTCTGTCTGGTCAAGTTTCTATCCGTTGGATTGAAAACAAGATGAACGAATATCTAAATAAGATTTTAAAAACAGACGGAGTAGATTATGTCATCGCTTCTGATACCGATTCCATTTATCTGCATATGGATCCTGTGGTTCAAACTGTATTCAAGGGACGAGAGAAAACTGATGAGAGCGTTGTCAACTTCCTTGATAAGGTCTGTCAGGTGGAACTTGAAAAGTATATTGAAGGTTCTTACAAAGAACTGGCTGAAAAAGTAAACGCATTCAGTCAGAAGATGCAGATGAAACGGGAGAATATTGCTGACCGTGGAATCTGGACTGCAAAGAAGCGTTACATTCTAAATGTATGGGACAGTGAAGGAGTTCGTTATGAAACGCCGAAACTTAAAATCATGGGTCTTGAAACTGCGAGATCTTCTACACCCGCTTATTATAGAGATAAACTCTATGAAGCGTTCAAGATTATTATTAATAGTGATAATGATAGTCTTATTAAGTTCATTGACAAGATTCGTATTGATTCTCGCAATCAAGATATTGCAGATATTTCTTTCCCTCGTTCTCTTAATAATCTGAAGAAGTATTATAGTTCTTCTGACTTATATCAGAAGGGAACACCGATTCAGGTTCGTGGTGCTATTCTTTACAACCATCTTCTCAAGAAGAAGAAACTGGAGAACAAGTATCCACCAATCCAAGAAGGAGAGAAGATCAAGTTTGTTTATCTGAAGGAACCCAATCCAATCGGAGAAAACATTATTGCATATTTTCAAACTCTTCCAGCAGAGTTTAACTTGAACAAGTATATTGATTACGATATGCAGTTTGAGAAAAGTTTTCTGGAACCACTTAGAAATGTTCTAGATACTATTGGTTGGCAAGTGGAGCGTCGGGGAACACTTGAATCTTTCTTCACTTGATGGTATACTGTAAAAAAAGGAGTACTTATGAGTTTTCTTAAATCTGTTATTAAAGAACTGGACAATGAATTTGCGGGGGTAGCCGAAGATGGAGTTTCCGCTGGTGATTGTGATAGTTTCGTTGACACTGGTAGTTACATCTTCAATGCTCTTCTGAGTGGAAGTATTTACGGTGGACTTCCTTCTAATAAAATTACTGCACTAGCTGGAGAATCTAGTACTGGCAAAACATTCTTTGCTCTTTCTATTGTTCGTTACTTCCTGGAGAATAATCCTACTGGTGAAGTAATCTACTTTGAATCGGAATCTGCAGTGACTCGTAAGATGATGCAGGATCGAGAGATTGATACCACCCGCGTGGGCATCGTTCCTGTTTGTACAGTACAGGAATTCAGGACTCAAGCGATCAAGGTGGTAGATGAGTACATGAAGGTCAAATCATCCGACAGACCCCCCTTGCTGTTCGTTCTGGACTCTCTAGGGATGCTCTCCACCACAAAGGAACTGGAGGACTCTGCAGCGGGTAAGGAGACGCGAGATATGACCCGTGCCCAGGTAGTGAAGTCTATCTTTAGAATTATGACTCTGAAACTTGGTGTTGCTAAGATTCCCCTGATTGTAACTAACCACACATATGATGTTGTTGGTTCGTATGTTCCCATGAAAGAAATGGGTGGTGGTACAGGACTGAAGTATGCTGCATCGACTATCATCTATCTCTCTAAGTCTAAGGAGAAGGAAGGTACAGAAGTTGTTGGCAACATTATCAAATGCAAGGCATTTAAGTCACGTTTCACAAAAGAAAATTCTCAAATCGAGGCTAGATTGTTCTATGACAAACGAGGACTTGATCGCTATTACGGACTTCTGGAACTGGGTGAGAAGTATGGAGTATTCGAGCGTGTCGGTAACCGCTACAAAATTGGTGAATCTTCTGTTTATCCTAAGTCTATTCTTGCCGATCCTGACAAATACTTCACGCAAGACGTAATGCAAGCACTTGATGAGTGTGCTAAGAAGGAGTTCAGTTATGGCTCATTTGAATGATTTTGTTCAGGTTCATGATGATGTTTTGAGTCACGCAGATTGTAAAACTCTCATAGATCTTTTTGAATCTTCTGATAAGTTGGAAAATTTTTCTAACGATGGCAATCCAAACTTTACTCAATATAATATAACATCTAATTTGTCAGAATCAAATGAATCCATAAAGACTCTACATAATAATTTAATTCGTACAGTCTTTAAATTTAGGGATGATTACTACAAGTTCATTGACAAAAGGTGTTTCCCAGAGAAACATGCCTTTGAACAATTTAGAATCAAAAGATATCTAAACAATGGAGAAGATAGATTTGATACACATGTGGATGTATTTACATATGAAACTGCCAGAAGATTTCTATCCTTCTTCTGGTATCTAAATGATGTTGATGAGGGAGGCGAGACAGAGTTTTATGAATTGACAATCAAACCCAAGACTGGTAGGATGGTTGTATTCCCACCACTCTGGTTGTTCCCACACAAAGGGAATCCACCGATCAGTGGATCGAAATACTTATTAAGTACTTATTTACATTACGTATGAAGATTGAACTTAAAATTTTATCCAAACTTATTCATGATGAAACTTATCTTCGTAAAGTAATTCCCTTCATTCAAGACATCTATTTTGATGTTAATGCTGAGAAAGTTCTCTTTCAGGAGATCAATAACTTTGTCATGCAGTATGGTGGATCATCTCCAACAAAATCTGTTCTTGAGATTGAGATCGAGAACAGAACAGATCTTTCTGAAGAAGGGTATCAGGAGTGTTCTAGGATTCTGAGTGAACTTCGTGATGAAAAGGTAGACGAACAATGGTTGATTGATACCACAGAGAAGTGGTGTAAAGAACGTGCAGTGTATCTTGCACTGATTGAGTCCGTAAAGATCGCAGATGGTAAAGATAAAACTAGGAGTCGTGATGCAATTCCTAGTATCCTTTCTGAGGCTTTGTCTATCAGTTTTGATGATCATGTTGGACACGATTACTTCAGTGATGCAGACGCACGATATGAGTTCTATCACAAGAAAGAAGAGAAGATTCCATTTGACCTAGAGATGTTCAACAAGATCACTAAAGGTGGTCTTCCTAGTAAAACTCTGAACATTGCACTCGCAGGAACTGGGGTTGGTAAGTCACTGTTTATGTGTCACCAAGCCGCATCTTGTTTGATGGATGGTAAGAATGTTTTGTACATTACTTTGGAGATGTCTGAGGAAAGAATTGCAGAACG